CGGTGGTTGTCTTCCTACTTTTAGACAGGCTAAGCTTGTAATTTTTGATTCGATTACGAATGATGGAACTCGTTTCTTAGATTACATCCCTAAAGAATTGATTAAGTCAGTTAACTCTCAAGAACTTAAGATTGTGTTGCATAATGGATCGATTATTCAGCTTATTGGTAGTGATAGTTATGATACATCTCTTGTGGGTACAAACCCTCGCATGGTTATTATGTCTGAGTATGCTTTGGCTGATCCGCGTGCTTATCATTATGTGCGCCCTATTCTTAATGCTAATGGCGGTACTATGATCCTGTTATCAACTCCTCGAGGTAAGAACTCTTTGTGGGAGATTTATAATATTGCTCAGCAATCTCCGGATTGGTTCTGTAATAAGTTGACCCTTGATGACACGAAGCATATTTCATGGGAAGAGATTCAAAAAGAGATAGAGTCTGGAGAGATATCTGAAGATCTTGCTATGCAGGAATATTTCTGCTCATTCGATCAAGGCGTTGAAGGAGCATTCTATGCTAAGTACATCGATAAGATGAGAGTGAATAATCAGATTAGCCAAGTTCCTTGGGAGCCATCATTTAGAGTGTCGACAGTTTGGGACATTGGAGTACGTGACTCCACATCAATTATATTCTTTCAGCGTATTGGACAGACCATTCGCGTGATAGATTGCTACGAAAAATCTAAAGAAGGATTGGAGCATTATGTTAAAGTTATCGATAGTAAACCATATCAATATGATTATCATTGGGCTCCTCATGATATTGCCGTGCGCGAGTTTGGGTCAGGACTTACGCGCCTCGAAAAGGCACGATCGCTTGGTATCAAATTTGAGACGCGTGATGCAGGCTCGTCATCGGCATTACCTAATATCTCAATCGAAGATGGTATTGAAGCGGTTCGGTCGACGTTCGCGAAGGTATGGATCGATGAGCAAAAGTGCAAACCTCTTATTAGGGCATTAGAAAACTATAGACAAGAATGGGATTCTAAAAAGAAAGTTTATAAGACGCAGCCTCTTCATGATATTAACTCTCACTTTGCTGATGCTTTTAGATATCTATGTTTATCTTTAAGCAGGAAGAAGGATGGCCAATCATCTCCACATGAACTTGATCAGCGTTATCGTGAAGCCCAAGGTTATGCGAGTGATGGCATGAGTGAAGGGCAAGGATTTTTCCAAGGACCAGGTCAAAATATATTTTAAGTAAAGTTTACACTTAGAGTAAAATCGGGAGTCTGTGTGAAGATGGAAGATAATATAGTAGGTAAACAATTCGGCCAATGGACTATCATAGAAGATAAAGGGCAAAGAGCGCCTAAAAGTAAAGGGCATCATCCCGTTATCATATGCCAATGTAGTTGTGGAACTATTAAAACTTTACCGAAATCACCGTTTGTAAGTGGATGTTATTCAGAAAAATGTTTCAAATGTCATGTTAGAAAAGTAGGACTTTATCGCTTATAAAGGAGAGATCGATGAGGAGTGAAAGCATATTGGGTAATAAATATGGACACTGGACAATTACTGATGATAGTGGGAAAAGAAAATCTAAGAAGACTGGATCATATCGAGTAGTTACTGCTCAATGTGATTGTGGGACTATAAAAATAATGCCTCGGTCTCCTTTTATGCATGGTGTAAATTCTGAAAAATGTTTTAAATGTTATCATAAAGTTAAAAGGATCCCAGCTTTAGCTCATAGATATGTAGAATATTAATATGGAAAAGTAGAAACAGTAGTCTTATTGTTATATCTTGTTAAGAGATTAAACAAATTTTCTTTTTAGAAAGGAGGTTACCATTTTATTTCCACAATTAGGCCCTCAATATTATGATGATAAACATAAAGATGTATTAGCTAGGATGGAGGCATTTTATGCAGAGTCGATTACGATTAACCAATCATTCTGGGGTGAGGCGGACACGGATACGCGATTTGAATCCGGCGATCAAACTCTCTGGAATGATCTATATGGCAATTTGCCAGCTAACCGTCGTCGCCAGTTTAATTTTAATCGTATCCGCCGCGTCGTAAATATGATCGGCGGCCATCAGCGTCGCAATCGTAAATCTATTATTGCAGTTCCAGTTGAGAATGCAGATAATAAAACCTCTGATCAATTTACCAAAGTTTTAATGTGGGTCGTCAATCAGGAAAATGTTCTTGAGACTATCTCAGAATCATTCCACGGGGCATTAGTGACAGGGATGAATCTTTTACAGGTTTGGGTAGATTATCGGTCTGATCCTGTTTCAGGAAATATAAAAGTTGATAACTGTTCTTATAATTCGTTTCTTATTGATCCTTATTTTCGTAAAGCTGATCTTTCTGATTGTAATGCTTTATGGAAGCGATCATTTTTAACGAAACGTGAAGCTATATCTCTACTGCCAGAGAAGACGGATGAGATTATCGGTCTTATTGGCCAAGATTCAGGAACTGGACGTGATGGCAAGTTCCAATTTATGCCAGAATCTTATAACTATGGTATGAAGAATCTTCTTACTTATGATGAGTTTTATTATCGAGATTATCGAACGCAGAAGATGCTTGTTGATTCTCAGACGGGTGAGACGATGGAGTGGCGTTCTGATAAAGAAGAGAATCTTGAACTATTTTTACAAACATATCCAACAGTTACTATTATTGAACAGGATGTTCCTACTGTTCGTTTAGCAATTGTTGTACAAGGCAAGGTCATGTATGATGGTCCTAATCCTATGGGAATTGATCAGTATCCTTTTGTGCCTGTTCTTGGTTATTACAATCCACAAATGCCATACTTCCCATGGCGTATACAGGGAGTTGTTCGTGGTCTACGTGATGCTCAATATCTGTATAATCGTCGGCGGGTTATCGAACTGGATATATTAGAATCACAGATTAATTCGGGCTGGATCTATAAAGAAAATGCTCTTGTAAATCCGAAAGATGTTTTCCTTTCAGGACAAGGTCGTGGATTAGCACTCAAAGAAGAAGCTGCTATGACTGATGTTCAACAAATTCAAGCACCTCAAATACCACCATCAATGATTCAACTTTCCGAGCTACTAGCTAAAGAAGTTTCAGAGATTTCTGGTGTTAATGAAGAGCTTATTGGTTCGGCCAATGATGATAAAGCAGGCGTGTTGGCTATGCTTCGTCAAGGTGCAGGTCTTACAACACTTCAGATTCTTTTCGATCAGCTTGATCGCTCACAAAAGCTACTTGGTAAAATTATGATTGATATTATTCAAGCTAACTTTACACCAGGCAAAGTGAAGAAGATTCTTGAAGGTGAAGAGCCAACAGATCAGTTCTATAATAAAGCTTTTGGTAAATATAATGCGGATGTTGAAGAAGGTCTGAATACAGCAAATCAACGTCAGATGCAATTTGCTCAAATGTTGCAACTGCGTGAAATGGGAGTTCCTATTTCTCCTGAAGATCTACTTGAAGCTGCTACCATGCAGAATAAGTCTCGTGTTATTGAGAATCTTACGAAAGCGGAGCAAGCACAAAGCCAACAACAGCAACAACAGAATCAAATGGCTATGCAATTACAACAAGCTCAGATCGAACTTGCGCAAGCTCGTGCTCAAGCAGACCTTGGATTGTTTGCAGAGCGTACTTCTCGTGTTGATGAGAATCGTGCATTAGCTATTCAGAAACTTCATGAAGCAAACTCGGATGATCAAAGAGCTACACTTGATAAGATTAAGGCTCTTAAAGAACTTGAAAGTATGGATCTTGCACACATTAGAGAATTGCTCGCAATGGCAGCCTCACTCAAGCAACAAGAGAATATAGATTCATCGCAAGTTGATATTGCATCTCAGGAAAGTGCGCTGTAAAATTGATGCGATATGTTAGAGGTTTAACCTTGCGGGTAATCCCCGTAGTTTCTATCGAAAGGCCTACTATGGCAGCAAAAAAAAGATACCACGATAAAATGGATGGTATGTATGAAGGAATGGTCAATCGTCGTCATCAAGAGATGAAAGATGCTGGCATGATCAATGAAGATAAAAATGCAGTAGCGAATATGCCACAAGGTGTTATGTATAAACCATGGCCTGGACGTTATCCTGGATTTGATTCAGACTTAGATGATTCTATTTCTGGCGTCAATCGTCAAATCGAAATGGATGAATCAGTAGCGAAACGTTATAACGAACCGAAAAAGTGGTAACATTATGGCGAGTATGCCTCGAGTAAAATCGACTGCAACAAAGATCGCTTGGAAAATTCTTGGAGTTCCTTTAAACATTAGGTTTAAGAGATCGAAAGAACAAGAACGAGTGAATCGCCAGTTGCTTGCTCAGGAATCATCCAGATTGAAATAAAGTACGCGCGTATCAAATGGCCGGCTAACTCTCTTCAAAGCCTGGGAGCCGGTCTCTGATATTCAACTTTAAAAGGAATAGTATGGGAAATGGAACACCACGAGTTCGTAAAATGAAATCTCGTTTAGAACGCACTGAGCATCCTAAAGTCATGGAAACTCTTGCAGGTTCTTTTTATCGTCAAATCGATCCTCGTTTAAAACCTCAAGTAGCCGATAGCCGTATGATTCAAGAAGATCATAATGCAGTCGCAAATCTTTCTGAACAGTTTATTCATCGTCAGTTCAACCCGAATCGTTTCATGGAAGCATTGGGACGACGTAATGAAGAAAGTGAAGTATAATGAAAAAATGGATACAAAAAGCTATTAAACATCCAGGTGCTTTGCATGAGGAACTTCATGTTCCAATGGATAAAAAGATTCCAATGGCTAAATTAGAAAAAGCAGCGCATCATAAAGGTGTTGAAGGTAAACGAGCTCGTCTTGCTGAAACATTAGAAAAAATGCCTCATCATGGACATAAATCTAAAGATCATCATGAAAAAATGATGGATGGCCATAAAGAAAAAATGGAACATCATAAAGAAAAGATGATGCATCACAAGATGATGATGAAAGAAGCTGGCAAAAAAGGTGATGAAAAACTTCATAAAGAAGTTAAAGCTGGTAAAAAAGAACTAAAAGTTAAAAAAGTTATGCATGAATTTAAAGAAGGTAAATTACATTCTGGGTCTAAAAAAGGACCTGAAGTGATGAATCCTAAACAAGCGATTGCAATTGCTCTTTCAGAATCAAGAAAAGTTGGTAAAAAGAGTAAAAAGAAATAGAATGTGTTAGTTGTTGATTGCTTATTTTTCATCTGGGCATTAGATTCAAGTTTATCCCTAAACCTTGATCGATCTGCCCAGATTTTTTTGGGGAAAATTATGGAACAAAGACCTACAGTTGGTAAGTTATCTTGGGATCTATTACAACATGCGTCTCCTGCTGATCATAGTGCTGAAGAACAAATGCGTGAACAGCTAGATAATTATGAAAGAAATGTATTTGAAGCAGTTGAAAATGGTAAGAAACTTTATGGTGGTGACTTTTATATTGTGGTAGAGACAAAAAAAGAACCTAAAATGAAGAATGTTATTCGCAACTATTTTTTCCCGAGGATGACTTGTCCTACTCCAACTTATGATAATAGTGTCTATAAATATCATCGTTCAGAAGAACACTTACAGTTTCTTTGGGTATTACCTTCAAAAGAAGTATGTAAAATGATGCGTGAATATGCACTTGAGATTCCATCAGAAGAAAGGGAGTTACTACAATTTGTTTTAGATGATGCGGATGGTACACTATTAAGACGATGTAAACAGTTGAATGGCGAACGAGTATAATATATTTAAGGGAGATTTTTATGAGTATCGATTCATTACCAAATGCTTCAGCGGCACAAATTAAGGCCATGAATAAAGCAGCTCAAGAAAAGTTTGGAATAGAACCAGATGAAATCATTGAACAAGAAACCAAAGTCGCACCTATCTTACAACATCATGAAGAGCCTTCCATGCAAATTCAGACCGATGATTCGGATTTACATGGAGAAGACGAAGCCGACGATTCAGCAGTCGAAATGGTCCAAGATAAAGAATCTAATAAAGAATATAATATGCGGATTCTTCGCGAAAAGGCTGAAAAAGCTGAAAGAGAACGCGATGAAATGATGCGACAGATTCTTGCATTTCAACAACAGCAACAACCCAAAGTTCAAGAGCCAATTGAAACTGAAGAAGATTACTTAGCATCTTTAGGAATTGAAGCTGATTCACTTGCAGAAGGCAAGCATCTTAAACCTTTGATGAAAGAATTAAGATCGCTGAAGAATGAACTCAATCAATATAAAAGACAGACGGTTCAAGACACTATCGAAGTTCGTCTTAAATCACGATTTCCTGATTTTGATTCTGTGGTTAATCAGTCTAATCTTGAAACGCTTCGCAATGCAAATCCAGTTCTAGCAGAAGCTATTTTAGCAACTCCTGATCAATTCAAGCAGGCAACGCTCGCTTATGAAATGGTAAAGCAATATGGCATTTATAAAGACACTTCATACGATCAAGATAAGATCGTAGCTCAGAAAAATGCAGCTAAACCAAGACCTTTAGCTTCCGTATCTCCA